CCTCCACACGGCCTTCACCTCAGGTACGAGCCCGTCTCGCACCGGCAGGCTCCCCCCAACGTGCGCCTCTCACGTTGGGTTGAAGAATAAGCCTGGCTTATTGGGGTCTCTCCCTTCAGGACCCCGGCACCCGGGCACGGGGGGGCGGACACCCCCCGGAATAAAAAATAACAAGCCGCGCAGCGGCCTGTGGTGCCCTCGCCATCTCAGCTGGAGTATTTCCTCTCCAACCCCTGGGACTTTCTAATTATGCGCGAACGCCAACTTAATTATGGAACGTGGGGTGAAACAAAATAGCACGGGCAAAGGTGACACCAGGCTAGGCCTGGCGCCACGATTGTGGAAGGCTTTCACAGAAGCCTTCGTAATCCTGCAGAAGGTCATAATCCCATGGCCGCTCCTCGAACTTCGCCAACTCTTCGGCGGAACACTTGAACCCCACACTCGTGAAGCGCTTGTGCTCGCTGTCGTCGAATGTGGTGGCGACACCATTGGCGACTCTGATCTCCGACACAATGTCGGACTCCACAAAGTCGGCGTCGACACCGCAAGTTTTAGCACATAAATCTCGGTCGACCAACGTCTTGCCGCCGAGACTTTCGTAAAATGCCAGAAACTTGCCCGAGATGGTGGGGCTTAGCCCCGCGAACTCATACGCGCGGGACAACGAGGCAGCCCTCGCAATAGCCTTACACCCTGAGCGGTCATTCTTCATGAAACATTCAATGACCTTGGGACTGCAGGATACGCCTGCACGCGAAAAGCACCGGTCAACCTCCGGCATCATTACACCGGTTGGACCTGATTCATCGAGAGCTAAGTAGTACCCCGTGAACAGCGCTCGGTTTTCTCGTATGTGTATCTTCATATTGAAACCGAGGCGCTCCCAGAACTGCAAAATCTGGGTATGCAACGTACCGCCTTCCCTAATAGCCGGGGTGGTTGACAGTAAACTGTCGTCCCCCTCAAAGCCACTAGCTAGCCAACGGTATGTATCTTCGTGATCCTTGCCGTAGCGCACCCCTGGGTCGAGGAATCGCTCGGGCTCTTTGAAGACAGCACAGTGCCACACGGTGTGGTTCACCCACCAGTTCAAAGCTGATGTGCCTCTGTGTCCGCTTCTTCTGATCGCGTCGATAACGTAACGTCGCAACACGTTGTTCCGCTTAAACGCCATTTTAAGCTCTTTCAATTCGCACACCTTGGTGTGCGCGTTGACCCAACTGGCAGGTTGGGCCATGATGGAGCATAAAACGCCGGCGACGTGCTCTATTATAGGATTCTCG